CTATTTTCACAGCCTTACCACACTATGACGACAAGAATATTTTACGTAAGTGTCACTCAGGGCATTCGCGACCCCTGGATGACTCCAGTGCTAAGCAAGACAAGGGACCACCATCTTGAGATGACTGGCGAGTATTTCTCACCAATCTGGATGGAGTGTCTTAAGCCTGACGCAAGTAGTTGTGCAGATGACAGTGATACCGACACTGATATCAACAGTTTCACGACCGTTGATCTACAAACGGACTCCACCGCGAGCGATGGGCGCTCAGTGGAAAGAGACGGGGAGCAGCACTCCAACATAAAGAATTGGAGATCCCGCTTAATTAACTGGTTATTTGGTGTACCAGTGCCTCTCGAGGCAGAAAACCTAGGGCAAGACTTAGTATGCGCTATTGATCAACCTGATGCCGATGAAGAAGCGATTGAAACCGACCATACGGAAGGTGACAAGACTTCTTATAGAAGTAGACCTAGCTACCTCAGCAACGTTGTTGCTGAGTGCAAGATTTCTATAGAAGGTATCACCGTTGAAACCAAAGCTAACATGCTAGTCGGACAGCGATGGCTCTCAAAGAAAATGCTTAGCGATGGTCTTCGACCCACTCACATAGCTAGAATTCTTCCGATAGCCGTCCAACTGTTATTCGTACCAGATAAGTACCAAATGTTGGCGGTACAAATGAGATCTAGTAAGGCAATACTAGATAGACTGGACGAGTATAACGTTAGTTACACTGCCCGCCACCCACCATCCATCTTCAACTGGTTTGGCGCCGTTAGGCGTCGGCCGGTTGTTGAAGGTTGATGGGGCCTATGCCCATTACCTGGGCATGAGTGTCGTAAATCGACAGCACCTACTCATGCCGATCTCCAGGTAAAGCGCTTAGGTGGCCTCCCTAAACCCAGAAGACTATTTTGCTTCACTGGCCTGTCCACTGAGGTAAATTTTGGAGTTTACAACAATACAATCAACGCACTAGAGCGGGCGATAAAAGAACGTGTCTTCTTTGTTAAAGAGGATGGCAATTTCTTACCACCTTATCGTCCGACTGTTGAAATGTTTAGCGATGTGATGTCAACATTTACAAAGCGCTTGAAGCAGAAAGCTTCGTTTACCACCCCGTTAGGGGCCTTTCAGTTCGCTGAGGCCTGCCAGGCTCGTAAACGCAAGATCTATGTTAAAGCTGCAACGGACAATTTGCATCATGGCTTCACCGATAATCTATCCTTCATAAGATCATTCGTGAAAGCTGAAAAATACAATTTCACCGCTAAGCCAGATGCAGTACCTAGGGTCATCCAACCTCGTGATCCGCGGTATCTAGTAGAGACAGGTAGGTATATAAAGCCTATTGAAAAGAAAATTTATAAAATCATCAACTCCATCTTTGATGATATCGTAGTTTACAAAGGTCTGAATCAAGCTGCTAGAGGAGAAAACCTCTATAAGACTTGGTGCAGGTATAAAGACCCAGTTGCAGTAGGAGCAGATGCAAGCCGATTTGATCAGCATGTCTCCAACGCAGCACTGAACTGGGAACACATGGTATATGGTCTATTTTACCCAAAGGACAAGTTTTTCAGGCGACTGATGAGACTTCAACGAAACAATAGATGCTCGGGATACACCAGGGATGGCTTTGTGAAATACAGGACTAAGCATAACAGGATGTCCGGTGATAGTAACACATCACTGGGCAATGTTCTAATTATGTGCGGTTTAATGTTTGAGTTCAGAATACATTGCAAAGTCAACTTCAGCTTGGTGAACGACGGAGACGATTGCGTAATGATATGTGAGCGAAAAGATGTGCCAATACTCCAGAAGGAGATAGCGGGGTTCTTTAGCCGGAGCGGCTTTAGCATGGTCACTGAAAAACCAGTGGATGTGTTTGAGCGTATAGTTTTCTGCCAGTGCCAACCTGTTAAGGATTCGCAAGGATTTTACAGAATGGTCAGGGATCCCCGTGTCGCGATCTCCAAAGACTCAGTAGCCATCAAACCCCTTGATGTCGGAAACCTCGCCCAGCGTTGGTTAGCCGCCGTCGGAGAGGGTGGCATGAGCCTTGGGTCTGGCATACCAGTAATACAAGCATTCTACCAATGTCTTTTGCGCAATTCCAATGGGGCGAAGAGACTGATTGACCCGACCCTAGAGGGTGGGTTCTTCAGGAACTCTATTGGAATGCATAGCAAGATATCACATGTGAGTAGTGAGAGCCGGTTGTCTTTTTGGCTAGCTTTCGATATCCCTCCAGAGTCCCAGATTGCTCTAGAGGAATACTACTCAAGTATGGAGTTGACCAGGGGTGATTTAGGGAGCAGGTTTGTAACCTTGCCCCTAAATGACTTCTGAGGGTGGCGACCTGCGCCATTGGGTTGTTGTCAGTTAAGTCCCAAAACTATTATTTTAGTGCTAACCAGAATGCCAAGAGACTGCACGGCGACTGAAGGTTTGACAATGATGTACAGTCCCCGCGATCATTCGGGTATCCAATACAAATGACAAGAAAAACAATCAAATTCCCTAAGAAGGAAAAATCCACCAAACCTAAACAAAAGAAAACACCTTTTGCCGACACCGGTCGGTTACTAGGGGGTATTGCCTCCAACGTAACCGGCATCCCTGGACTCGGGAACCTAGGTAAGCTTTTAGGATCTCACATTGGGAGTATATTTGGATCAGGCGATTATCGTATCGCAGGACCAACCCCTACAATGAATGTTCTACAAGGCTCGCCCCCCAAGTTCAGTTCAACCAGAGCGACAAATATTGTATGTCACCGGGAGTATATCAAGGATATCACCGGTACAACAGCATTTGCCAACACAGTCCTCAGACTTAATCCAGGAGATACTCAAACATTCCCATGGTTATCTACAGTAGCCGCGAATTATTCACAGTATAGATTCCACGGAGTCGTGTTTGAATTCAAGTCACTTATTACCGACTTTGTTGTCGGAGGTGCACCTGGAGTTGTAATTATGTCCACCAATTACAACGCTGATGACCCTGCTTTCACTAATAAACGCCAGATGGAGAACTCAGAATTCGCTGTCTCAGTCAAACCAACTGAAAACATCATGCATATGATTGAATGTGCGCCAGACCAGACGTCCATTAATGAGTTATATGTTCGGTTGGGTAATAACCCAACCGGCATTGATCTCAAGACGACTGACCTAGCAGCCTTTCAATTGGCCACCCAGGGCAACCCAGCTCAACTACTCGGGGAGTTGTGGGTTACCTATTGCGTGGAATTCTTCAAACCTGAAATGGTCACTTCTGGCCTTGGGTTCTCATCTCGTGTTGAACGCACATCTGCTGCAAGCGCACTTATCAACTTCGGAACTACGTTAGTTAGACAACTCGGAACTATAAATGCTACTACAGGAGCTAACGCGATCGCATACTTTGGTTTATTACCACTCACAAACTACGCTTTTAACTTCACTATGTACTGCAACGGTGCCTTCATCGTAACACCCGTACTGACCCCCGGGCCAGGCACGATTGTCACAGGTGAGCCATCTGCTGCAGGTACAAACCAAGCGAATGCCATCTCAGCATACACTGCTGGATCAGGCAATTTCGTATATGATGTTATTATCAAGTCTGATGCGACTGGAGCTATAACCGTCAACTTAGTTGATGGTACCACAGCAGCTCCTGCACTAGTCAACACGGACACGTACCTTATGGTGCTGGAACAGGCAGTTAATCCTTAGTTTAGGTTTCGTCCGAAGACGTTAAACTACTCCCGGGAGGGCGGATGCTGAAGAGCCGTTTAAATACTAACTGTGATGAGTAACATCCGCAATCTGAAGCGTAATTTAAGAGAGAGTGCAAGCGAACCCATTGAGTCTGTAACAAGCTGAACTGGGTCCGTCATGTGGGATGGGCACCACCTCGCATTACCCTAAGCTGTGAAGGGCAGCTGCCTCGCTAGGTGAAGAGAACTTACTCAATAAGTGTTGCATCCATGGCATCTGAAATACCATTGTGGACTGGGGTTCGTCCAGAAAACTAGAACCGTACTGTCACGAGACGACTCGTAAGCAAGAAGATCACTTGTTTGCGCTTGAGCGAAGGAATACGTTAGAGGGGGGGGGAGGAGATCAACCCCGTTTAACCAAAATCCGTAAGGTGGGC